CGGTGGCGGGTCCACGACAGGGCACTACTAACCGCGACCGAAATTTTCCGCTTGCTTTCTGTCGGCGGTTATGGCATGGTTGATCCCATTCGTGATTCGAGGGCGTGATATGGCCGTTAACCTCTCCGAGAAGCATCCGCAGTATGTCGTCCAGACTGAAAACTGGACGCTGATGCGCGATGCCTACAAGGGAGAGAGGCAGGTCAAGAGCCGGAAGACGCTCTATCTGCCCGCCACGTCCGGACAGATCGCAGATGGGATGGAAAATCCCAATATGCCGGGGTGGAAGTCCTACGAGGCCTATCTGAAGAGAGCACGGTTCCCCAACTTCGTTCGGGAAGCTGTTCAGACGGCCATCGGCATGATGCACAGTCAGCCGCCCAAGATCTCTCTTCCGTCAGAGATGGAGAATATTCGCTCCGCCAAGGGCGAGACGCTCCCTCAGCTTCTTCGCAGGATCAACGAGGAGCAGCTCATCACCGGTCGGGTCGGTCTTCTGGCCGATTTGCCAACCAAGACGGCCGATCCTCTCCCCTACATCGCGACTTACGCCGCCGAGCGGATCATCAACTGGGATGATGGCACGGTTGAGGGTGCAGTCCCTCAATTGCTCAACTTCCTGGTCCTCGAGGAGAGCGAATACGAGCGGAACAAGCTCAATTTCGGCTGGACTATGGAGGAGAAGTATCGTCTCCTGATCCTCGACTCCTCCGGAACCTATCGTTTCGACGTTTTCAACGCGAAAGATCAGGACGTCAACGAGGAACTCCTGCGAACGGCCTCCATTCGAGGTCGCTCGCTATCCAAGCTGCCCTTCGTCATCATCAATTCCTGCGATCTGGTGTCCGAGACGGACGAGCCTCCGCTCATGGACCTCGGAAACCTCTGCATGACGATCTATCGCGGCGAGGCGGACTATCGTCAGAACCTGTTCATGCAGGGACAGGACACGCTGGTCATCATCGGTGGTTCGCAGGACGAGGACGAGGCGGTTCGGACCGGTGCTGGCTCCCGCATTGACGTCCCGATGGGTGGCGACGCGAAATACATCGGCGTCGAGAGCGACGGTCTGGCGGAACAGCGCGAGGCGCTCAAGGATGATCGCTCGAGAGCGGGATCGATGGGAGCCCAGAGTCTCGATACCGTCTCCCGGGAGCGAGAGTCCGGAACCTCTCTCAACATTCGCATCGCAGCGCGGACAGCAGATCTCAATCAGATCGCTTTGTCTGGTGCCGCTGGCCTGGAGGCCATCCTCAAGATCTGTGCCGAATGGATCGGTGCAAATCCTGAAGAAGTTAAGGTTGAGCCGAACCTCGAGTTTGGCGATCGTCAGCTCACCGGCCAGAGCATGGTCGAGATGCAGACAGCGCGGAACCTCGGCTACCCGATCTCGGCGAAGTCCCTCCATCAGGTCGCGTTCGATCGTGGCCTCACGAAGCTCAGCTTCGAGGAGGAGGCCAAGCTGGCCGAGGAAGAAGAGAAAGGTCCGTTCAAGAAGGCGGACAAGGGCGATCGCGCCCCAGAGCAAGTTCCCGGGAATGGTCCTGGGAATCCCAAGCCGGGTGATCCGGCGAACAATGGAGACTGACAGTGGATCCGATTGAACTCGAATACGAAAGCCAGGACGCGATTCCGGAGGCGTTCCGGCCGCTCTACGCCGAGCAGAACGGGAAGTTCGTGCTCACCGGCGTGAAGGGCCTGAAGACGCAGAAGGACGTGGACACCGTCAAGGAGGCCCTCCGCAAGGAGCGCGAGGACCACGCCAAGGCGCGCGACGCGCTGAAGCCGTGGGGCGACCTGAAGGCCGACGAGGTCCTGGCCCAACTGGACCGGATCAAGGAGCTCGAGGCGGCGGCGGGCGGCAAGCTCGACGAAGCCAAGCTGAATGAACTGGTCGAAGGCCGTCTGGCCCAGAAGACGGGTCCGCTCCAGCGCCAGATCGAGACTCTCACCGGCGACAAGACCAAGGTTGAGCAGGAGCGTGATGCTCTGAAGTCTCAGCTCGAAACCCGTGATCGCAACGACGCTGTTCGTGCTGTCGCAACTGAGAGCAAGGCCCACGCGACCGCCGTTCCTGACATCGAGATGGCCGCGTCCATCATGCTCGAGAAGGACGAGTCCGGAAAGCTGGTCACGAAGGCCGGTATCGACGGTCTCACTCCTGGGCTCGACGTGAAGGGCTGGATGAAGGAGATGACCAAGCTCCGTCCTCACTGGTGGCCCGAGAGCGAGGGTGGCGGAGCTCGCGGCGGCGGTGGTGGTTCCGGATTCGCCGGGAACAACCCGTTCTCCGCCGAGCACTGGTCGCTGACGGAGCAGGGCAAGGTTCTCCAGACGCAGGGTCGCGAGGTCGCGGACCGTCTGGCGAAGGCCGCTGGCACGACCGTCGGCGGCGCGAAGCCTGCTCCCAAAAAGTAGGCCAAAAATATCGCTTGCACCATGCTCCGAAGTGGAGTATGGTGCAGGTCAATCCTACCGCTCGGGATGGGCGGCGGAAGTTCACCCGACCAGGAACAGGGGTTCCACCTGTCGGTTTTCCCTGAACCAGCTATTGCCGAAGGAGAAATCAAATGGCAGCAGGTCCCACGACTCGGGTGGCAGACGTCGTCGTTCCCGAGATCTTCACGCCCTACACTCAGCAGCTCACCGAAGAGAAGTCCCGCATCATCCAGTCGGGTCTGGCCGTTCGCGATCCCGCGATCGACAATCTTCTGGCAGGTGGCGGTCTGACCTTCAACGTGCCGTCGTTCCGCGATCTGGACAATGACGCCGAGCGTGTCTCGACTGATACCTCCGTCCCGTTCGCTGGCCCCTACGACTCGTCCGGCTCAACCGTCGCTCTTCCGTCTGGTCAGGCTTTCCCGCCCGATCCCAAGAAGATCCAGACGTCCACGGAAATCGCTGTTCGCCTGAGCCGCAACAACTCCTGGTCGAGCGCCGACCTCACCGCCGCGCTCGCCGGCGCCGATCCCATGGAGGCTATCGCCGATCGCGTCGCCTACTACTGGACTCGTCGCCTCCAGGCCGCGTTCATCGCTACCTGGAACGGTGTGATCGCTGACAACGTCGCCAATGACTCCGGTGACTACGTGAACGACATCTCCGGCATGTCGTTCGTCGATGGTGTGACCAACTTCTCGGCCGAGGCCTTCCTGGACACCGCTCTCACGATGGGTGACTCCATGGAAGATCTCACCGCCGTGGTCGTCCACTCGGTCGTCTACAACCGGATGCAGAAGAACAACCTGATCGACTTCATCCCGGACTCGACCGGTCGCGTGAACATCCCGACCTTCCTCGGTCGCGAGGTCATCGTGGATGACGGGATGCCGCGCAATGGTTCCGTCTACGACACGTGGCTCTTCGGCGGCGGCGCGACCCGCCTCGGCGTCGGTCAGGCCAAGGTGCCGACCGAGGTCGAGCGCAAGGCTGGCGGCGGCAACGGCGGCGGTCAGGAAGTGCTCTACAATCGCGTTGAATGGACCCTCCATCCGGTCGGCCACGCCTTCGTGATGACTGGCACTCCGAACGGCGGTCCCGCGAACACCGATCTGGACGACGCGACCTCCTGGAACCGCGTGTATCCGGAGCGCAAGCAGATCAAGTTCGCGCGTCTGGTCACCCGCGAGGCTCCCGCCGATCAGGTTCAACTCTAAAGGAGGCCTCAATGGTTCGCCCGCGTCACGTAGAACATCGCTCCTTCGAGCGGCTTCGGCATTCCACTCGGTTCCTCGCGTGGCTCGGTGAGCAGGCGACCCGTCTGGATATCTCCGAGGAGGAAGTCTTCGAGCTCCTCAAGTCGTTCTCCTACGAGCGTTTCGCCGACATCATTTCTCCCGAGAATACCGCAGTTCCGACCGTCACCGGCGACGCCGAGGTCGGGGCGACCCTCACCTACGTTCCCGGTGCTTGGGACGACGCCGACGAGGTCACTCACGAGTGGGTGATCGACGACGAGGTCGTGGCGGGAGACGATGCCACCCTGGATATTATCGCCGACTGGGACGGTCTCGAGGGCTTTGTCCGCGAAACCGCCACGAACGGCCCGATCGTGAAGACGGCGGTGTCCGCCACCTTCGGTCCGATCGTGACACCATAAAGGAGATAGACTATGAAGGACAAGATTCTTGAGGCCCTGAGCCAGCTCGATCCGCTCAATGACGATCACTGGACCACGGACGGCGCTCCTCGCATGGACGCCATCGAGGCCATCGTCGGCGACAAGTCCATCACTCGCAAGGACATCGTCAACGCCGCCCCGGACTTCAATCGCGAGAAGGCCAGCCAGCCTCCCGAGGACGATGAGCAATCTGGCGATCAGGGTGAAGCCCAAGAGAACCAGACCAACGGTGAAGGTTCTCAGGAGCAGCAGCCGAATCCCGACGATGACGAGGATGAGGATGACGAGAATGAGCCTCAGGGCGAACTCGAAATCCCGACTGGTCAGACCGAGGCTGAGTTCATTCAGTGGATGCTGACTCTCAAGGCCAATGACCTTGAGAGCCTCGAGGAAACCCTCAAGGAACAGATCAATCAGCTCGCTCAGGGTATCGAGCAGGCCAAGGATCTCATCATCAAGACCCGTCGCGCCGTCACTGCGACCCGTCAGCGTATCCAGCAGATCGTTCCTGGCTCCACCAATCAGGATGCCATCAACGATTTCATCAAGGCGCAGAACGCTGCTCGCGCCGCCAAGGTCGCTCGTCGTAACGAGATCCTGAAGGGTGTGAAGGCTGATGAGCTCGATCCTCGCGCACCGATCGATGCAGCGATGGCTCGCAAGACCAAGCGCGGGACGCAGCGACCCACTCGCCCGATCATGAAGTAACCAACTGGAGGGACTCCAAGTGAAGCGATACGCGAGTCTCTCCAGTGAATCCAGCGCCGTCAGGGGGAAGCTCCAGACGGCGCTCTACTACGCGCGGAAAGATAACCGTGAGAAGCGGAAGAAGATCCACGAGACCCTCCAAGGCTTGGCTCCAGTCGCCATCATTGGTGATATGGTCGACAACGGAGACGGAACCTACGATCTGACCGGACCCGGCGCGATTCGGTTCTTCTTCGATCATGCTGACCTTGTCGATGGAGCCGTGTATCGCATTTCTGTTCCGCTCGTCGCGAAAGGCGATGCGGATGTTGAGGCTGATCTTTGCGACGATACGTTTGCTGATGTCAGTAAGATCGGTAATAACGTGTTCACAGCCTCCTTCGAGGGATATAGCGAGACGTTCAACTTCGTAGACGTCGCCAGTGACGATCCCTTCACAGTCGGCACTGTCAGTATGACGAGAATCGAGGTTTGACATGGCACTGATCGTCGAGACTGGCACCGGCATCCGCGAGGCGAACGCCTACACCGACGTCGCCTATGTGACCTCCTACCTCACGGCTCGCAACCGGCAAAACGAGAATGGTTGGAACACGGCGACGACCGCCGCGAAGGAAGCTGCCGTGATCGCTGCGACCGACTACATCGACACGAGGTTCGGCGCTCGGTTCCGCGGGGTTCCATCGTTCACCTTCACGGACGAGAAGGCCAAGGCGACCATCACCTTCAACGGTCTCCCACTGGTGGGCCAGACCCTCACTCTGGGCGACGATGTCTACACGTTCGTGGCGAGTCTGTCCGGAGCGGCCTTCGAGGTCATTCGCGGAGCCAATGCCGAAGCTGTCGCGACCAACCTGGAAGCGGCCATTATGGCAGGGCCGGGGGCGGGCGTTACCTATGGCCTCGGAACGCCTCAGAGCCGCCACGCTGGCGCGGCAAGGGCCGGGGCGGTGCTAACCCTTACCGCCAAGGCGGCGGGCGCTGGCGGCAATCTGAGCGTCCTCCAGGGGCCTCTTGCAAACGCCGTGATCGTGCCCTTCGCCGGGGGCAGGGATGGTGGTATTCAGCCGCTTGCTTGGCCTCGATCCAGCGCCTACGATCAGCAAGGAAATTTGATCCAGGGCATCCCTGACAGGCTCCGTCAGGTTGTCGCGGAATACGCCGTGAGAGCGGTCGCCTCCGTTCTACTGCCCGATCCGGCGGTCGATCCCTACGGTGGGAAACTTTACAGTCGCGCCGAGCAGGTGGGGCCAATCCGTGAGGAAGCTCGCTACAGCCGGATGACGGGATCGAGCGACGTATTCGTTCCCTATCCGGCCGCCGATCGCCTCATCCGCCCTCTCCTCTTGGGCTCAGGTGGAGGGGTAATTCGTGGTTGACTACGTTCGTCTGGCTCAAACTGCTGAAAGGCTGATCAAGAACAACGGACGCAGCATCTCGTTCGTGAAGCTCAATGAGACGCCTGCCAATGCCAATCGACCGTGGAAAGGTCCAGGGACGGGAGGAGAGACCACTCTCGCTCTCAACGGTGTCTTCGTTCCGCCCAACACGGTGCGACAGTTCGGTCTCACCGCTCTTGGCGAGGGAACGGAGTTCAAGGATCTCGTGACCTTCAGCCAGCAGATCATCATCGTTGCCCAGGGAGAGAACGATCTTCGTGAATATACCTCCGTCCTGGATGGCTCTGTCAGGTGGGGCATCATCGGTCTTCAGGTGCTAAGGCCCGGAGATACGACGCTGCTCGGGTTCGTCGGAGTGCGCCGATGAGTCTCACGCATCAGCAGGCCAGAGACGAGATCTTCGACGTCCTGATCGCAGCGTGGACGCCGACGACCTTCCCAATTCACTGGGAGGAGGTAAGGAAGCAGCGGTCCAAGGATGAGAAGCCGTGGGCCGTCGCGACTCTTCAGCATTCGGCCGGATTTCAGTCGACGCTGAGCGGAGCCGTTGGAAGCCGGACTTTCACAAGGTTGGGATTTCTCACGGTTCAGATATTTACGCCAAACGGAAAAGGCTTGCAAGACGCCTACGATTTGGCTAAGGTAGTATCCGACGCCTTCGAAGGCATCAGCACTCCAGGGGGAGTATGGTTCCGTAACGTGAGGTTGAACGAAGTCGGGCGGGACGGTGAGTTCTTTCAACTGAACGTCGTCGTCGAATTTCGCTACGATGAGGTCAAATAAAGGAGGCCAGACATGGCACAGGTCAATAAGATCGACTCCAATATCACGGGACTGGCCTATGCCGAAGAGGCGTCCCTCGGAGTCCTCGGCGGAGGCCCTTCCTGGAAGCGCCTGGAACCGAACAGCTACAACGACTTCGGCGGTGAACTGACCACGGTCGCCCCGAACCCGATCAACCCCTCTCGCCAGCGCAAGAAGGGTGTCGTGACGGATCTGGACGCGAGCGGTGGGTTCAATCATAACCTGACGTATCACAACCTGACGGATCTCCTTCAGGCGGTGTTCTTCGCCGACATCCGCGCCAAGGGTCGCCAGACGGTTACTGCCGTGGACGAGGACGCAAGCGATCCGGACTTCTACGCGATCGCCAACACGTCCGGCTTCGTCGTCGGCGGACTGATCAAGGGAAACGGGTTCACCAACGCCGCGAACAACGGCCTCAACGTGATTACCACGGTCAACTCGAATACGTCCGTGGAAGTCGCCGACGGTCAGCTCGTCACCGAGACGCCTCCGGCCGGGGCCTACATCCAGGTCGTCGGCGTTGAGGGCACGGCTGGCGATATCGACGTGGACGCCGCCGGCGATCTTCCCGCCCTGACCTCCACCACGCTCGACTTCACGACTCTCGGTCTGGTGGTCGGCCAGTGGATCTTCGTCGGCGGGGACAGCGCCGGAACGCGCTTCTCCACCGCCCAGAACAACGGGTTCAAGCGGATCCGCGCGATCGCCGCGAATCGTCTCACCCTGGACAAGTCCGTCCAGCAGATGTCGACCGAGGCCAGCACGACGGAGACGATCCGGATCTTCTTCGGTGACGTTCTCCGCAACGAGACCGGCACGTCGATCAAGCGTCGCTCCTACCACATCGAGCGGACGCTCGGCGCTCCGGACGATGCGAATCCCTCGCAGATTCAGTCCGAGTATCTGCGCGGCGCGATCCCGAACGAGTTCACCATCAACATTCCGACGGCGAATCTCGTCAACGTCGACTTCACCTTCGTGGCGATCGATCACAATCAGCGCACCGGAACCGATGGTCCGCTTCAGAACAGCGTCCAAAATCCTCAGAAGGCGGACGTCTACAACACGTCCAGCGACTTCTCGCGGATCAAGATGGCGACGGTCTCGGACACGAACGAGGCCCCGACGCCGCTGTTCGCCTTCATCACCGAGGCGAGCATCGCGATCAACAACAACCTGTCGCCGAACAAGGCGGTGGGAGTTCTCGGTGCCTTCGACGTGACTGCTGGCACCTTCCAGGTCAGCGGGAACATCACCGCCTACTTCGGCAACGTGGCGGCGGTCCAGGCCGTTCGCGGTAACGCCGACATCACCCTTGACATGGCGATCGTCAAGAACAACACCGGCATCGTCATCGACATTCCGCTCGTCTCCCTCGGGGACGGACGGCTGAACGTTGAGCAGGATCAGCCTATCACGCTTCCTCTCAGCATGGACGCGGCGACCGCCGAGGACGTCGCGACCGGGATGGACCACACGGCCCTCCTCACCTTCTTCGGCTATCTTCCGGACGCTGCCGAGTAATCCTCGGCAGCGCAGAAAAGGAGCAAACACGATGAGCATGTATGAGCAGTTCGAGACGGACCCGATCCTGGAGGCCGAGGGCATCTGGATCGACTACGGTGATTTCCGTGTCCAGATCGGTCGGGCTGGCGGAGCGAACAAGCGGTATCTGTCATACGCCGAGGCGAAGACGAAGCCGTTCCGTCGCGCGATCCAGGCCGGGACCATGCCCGAGGAGCGCTCCAAGGCGCTGCTCTACGACATCTACGCCAAGACGATCATCCTGAACTGGCAGGTCAACGACGGCGTGGAGAAGGACGGCACCACGAAGTGGAAGAACGGTATCCACAAGAAGGGTGGCGGTCTGCTCGAGGTGACGCCCGACAACATCGTGCTCACGTTCAAGAACCTTCCGGCGCTGTTCATGGACATCCAGGCGTCGGCCGAGTCCATCTCTCTGTTCCGCAAGGAGGAAATGGAGGCAGACGCAAAAAACTCGTAGAAGTCCTGCTCTATTTCCTTGAGCAGGGCACTGTCGAGCAGAAGATCATGGAGCAATGTCTGAGGGAGGGTCTTCCCTTCCCAGACAAGATAGCAAACGCTCCGGAGCTTCTTCCAGGGTTGGAGCTATACTATCTGGCCTTCATGGAGCTCACGGACAGCCGACAGATAGGGATGGGTCTCGGCGCTATTCCCTGGAAAGTCGTTCATGACTACTGCGAGGCCTACGGCCTGAGTGATGAGCAAACCGAGGAGATGCACCATCATATGAAGGAGATGGACGCAGCCTACCTCGAACACCACAGGAGAAAGAAGTAGTCGTGGCGACCCTCCTCCAGTTCTCTCGCAATATTCGCAAGCACGGGAGTCGCATCGAGAACAACTCGGTGACTCTCGTGAAGCGCGTTGCGAAGAGAGCTCTCACCTCTCTGGTGGAGGGAACTCCCGTGGACGAGGGCGTCGCCCGCTCGAACTGGCGCGTCTCCTTGGGCAATCCGACGAGGTCGGTCATCCCCGCCTTCGCTCCTGGGAAGAAGCTCGGCATCGGTGAGCGTCAGAACGCTCGCGCCGCGATCCAGGCAGGGTTCGCCACGATCAACCAACTCCGCGTCGGTGCAAAGCGCGGAACCGGTCAGGCCGGTTCCGCTGTCTTCATCACGAACTCCATTCCCTATCTGGATCGTCTTCGCAACGGCCACTCCGGTCAGCAGCCGAATGACTGGGTCCAGGTGGCTTTCCAGGAAGCCCAGAGTGAGATCGCCGGGGCGCGTCTCCTCTCTCGCACGATGGGGTCTGAGTAATGGCTACAGAAACCATTGACATCATCGTAAGGGAGAACGGAGCTCGGGTCGTAAAGCGTCGGCTGGAGGAGATCGGCGATGTCGCTCAGCGTTCCGTTCGTGGCCTTCGCCTGCTCCAGAACGCTCTCTTCGTTCTCGGCGGCGCTGGTCTGCTCTCGGCACTCGGCCGGATGGTGGACACGGTCGCCAACTTCCAGAACCGCCTGTCGCTCCTGACGACCGACGCTCGCGAGGCCGCGTTCGTTCAGCGTGAGCTCTTCGATATTGCGAGGCGCACCCGCGCCGAGTTCGACACGACCGCGCAGATCTACACCCGAACGGCCCTCGCCGTCAGGGCGCTCGGTGTCAGTCAGCAGGAGACGCTGAACTTCACCGAGTCACTCAATCAGGCGACCATCCTGTCTGGTGCCAGTGTCCGCGAGGCAAACGCCGCTCTGATACAGATGTCTCAGGCTCTGGCGTCCAACAGGTTCTCCGGTGACGAGTTCCGTTCGGTCGCCGAGCAGCTTCCGTTCATCATCGACGTCATCGGTGACCATCTCGGCGTGACTCGTGGCGAGGTCCGCGAGCTCGGCATTCAGGGCAAGCTGACCGCCTCGGTGATCCTGGCCGCGTTCCGTGAGGCTCGCGAGGAGATCGCCGAGAAGTTCGCTCGCACTATCCCGACGCTGAGCCAGTCCTTCACGGTCTTCCGGACCCGACTAACCGAGGTCATCGGCACGATGGACCAGAGTCTCGGCATCAGTCGGTCTCTCGCCGCCGCCGTGATCCTCATCGCTGACAATCTGGAGTTCCTGGTCGGTGGCATTATCGCCGCGACTGCCGCTTTCGCCGCTTTTAAGTTCACCGGATGGATTGCCGGTATCGTCGCCGTTATCCAGAAGAACCGCGAGCTCGCCGCCGCCGTCGCCTCGGGGAACGCCGTTCTCCTGACCTCGGTGGAGATCGAGCGAGCCAAGGCCGCGACCGCTCTCCAGAGTGCCCAAGCGACCGCCGCTCAGGCCGCTGCGAAGGTGAGGGATATCCAACTGGACGTCTCCCAGCTTCAGACACAGCGAGCTCTTCTCCTTCAGCAGCAGGCGAGCATCAAGATCGACGCTCAGCGCCGCGTGGCGAGGGACGCTCTCACCGGTCGGTTCATCGCCTACAACGCGGCGGTCGCGCAGAACATTCGGACGAACGTGGCGCTCCAACGCACGGAGACCGCTCTGCTCGCCAGCAAGGCGGCGCTGACGCAGGCTACCACGGCTCAGACCGCCGCCACGACCGCTCTGACGGCTGCTCAGGGCAGGGCGGCGGTTGCCGGTGCTGCCGCGAACACCTGGACGGCTCGCCTGTCTCGCGCCTTCCCCGGTCTCGCCTCGGTCATCGGCATGGCCGCTCGAGCTCTCGGCGGTCTGTGGGCGCTGATCGCTGCTCATCCCATCGGCGCTGTGATCGCGGCTCTCGTGGCTCTGGTCGCCGGTCTGGCGATCTTCTCCGATAAGATCGGCGTCGCCGACGACGGACTGGTCACGCTCCGCGATGTCGGTGTCGCGACCTTCCAGCTCATTCGGGAGGCGATCGCCCCGGTCGGGCAGTTCCTGATTGACACGTTCCGTCCGGCGATCGATTGGGTCGTGAACGCCTGGAACTGGCTCGTCGAGAAAGTCGGCGAGGCATTGATGGCGATCCTCGGTCTCGTCAAAGCCTTCATCAACGTCACGATCGGTCTGTTTGATGGCCTCATCAGCAGCGTCATTCGTGCGTGGGATCTCTTCCCGGCGGCGTTCGGCGATGTCCTGATCATGGCCTATAACGCGATGATCCAGTTCGTTGAGGACTCGGTCAACGGCTTCATCGAGGGATTCCTCTCGCTGCCTCGTCGCGCGAAGGAAGTCTTTGAGGCCGTGGCGAACTTCGGTCGCGACGCTCTCAACTACATCGTGGAGGCGTTCCGCGCCCTGCCCGGTGCGATCGCCGCTCTGGCTGATCAGGCCGCGACGTTCCTGAAGAACAAGTTCGTCGAGGCGATCAACTACGTGATCGGTCTTCTCAACAACCTGCCGGGCATCGCCATCGACGCCTTTGGCGAGGTCGGGACCGCCGTCCAGGACGCCTTCACGCTTCCTCCACCGCCTGACTTCAGCCAGTATATCAACGAGGGACGACTGGACCTCTCATCGCTCAAGCGCGAGACCACGGGAGCAGCTCGCGAGGTCGGTCAGATCTTCAGCGAGGAGTTCAGTCGCTCGCTCAACACGGACTACATCGGCAACGCATGGAACGCCGTCCTCGAGCGGGCTCGTCAGCTCGCCGCCGAGCGGACCGCTGCGGTCGCGGCCTCCGGAGACGGCGGAGGCCCTCCGGGAGGATCGGGCAGCGGCTCAGGAAAGGGCAAGTCCTTCGAGGAGATCATTAGGGAGCTCACCACGGCGAACGAGCTTCTCCGCGTGAACGCCGCCGAGCGCGACAAGCTCCAGGCGATCATCCGGATCGAGGAGCAGATGAAGCGCTCGCTGACCGAGACGGAGCGCGAGCTCGTTCGCGCCCTGTTGGACGAGAATGAGCTGCTGACCAAGGCCGCCGAGCTCTACGAGGATATCAAGGGACCGATCTACAACTACCGTCTGGAGCTCGAGGCTCTCAACGAGCTCCTGCGTCAGGGTCGCATCAATCAGGACGAGTTCAATCGCTCGGTCCTGAACTCGCGCATCACGTTCCTCAACACCCAGACGGACATGGCCTCCGGCTTCGAGCGAGGCTTCCTGAAGATCCTCCAGAAGACCGGTGATCTCGCCAAGCAGACCGAGGACATTATCACGAAGGCGTTCGACGGCATGTCGCAGGCGATCGCCGATCTCGTGGTAGACGGCGAGGCGGACTTCGGATCGCTGATCAAGAGCATCAACAAGATGATCATTCAGCTTGTGATCTCGCAGGCGTTCCAGCAGCTTTTCAGCGGCTTCGGCGGAGGCGGTCTCGCGGGTTCCGGCAATATGTTCTCTGGGCTCTTCCAGGGGATCAAGGGTCTGTTCGGGTTCCAGGACGGCGGTCAGTTCCGGGTTGGCGGCGGCATGGGCTTCGCCACGATCCCTAACGGCGGAAACGACAATCGCCTCGTGGCCTTCCGAGCCCAAGATGGGGAGACGGTCACCGTCACGCCGAAGGGTAAGCAGCCGAGCGGCGGAGGGAACCAGAGCGTGGTCGTGAACTTCAACATCTCGACTCCCAATGTTGAGAGCTTCCGTCAGTCCGAGTCTCAGCTCGCAGCCAAGGCCGCGCGACTGATCTCGCAGGGTCGGAGGAACATGTGATGGCGTTCCACGAAGTTCAGTTCCCGACTGGCATCTCCAAGGGTTCCTCCGGCGGTCCGCGCCGGATGACCGACGTCGTGACTCTGCGCTCCGGCTTCGAGCAAAGAAACAGCATCTGGAATCACTCGCGTCGGCGCTACAACGCCGGTCTGGGTCTCCAGGATATCAAGAACCTCTACGAAGTGCTCGAGTTCTTCGAGGCTCGTCGCGGTCGTCTCCACGGCTTTCGGTGGAAGGACTGGGCGGACTACAAGTCTGGCGATCCGATTTCCGAGACCACGACCAACGACGTTCAGCTCGGCGTCGGGGACTCTTCCACCGACGAGTTCCAGCTTATCAAGATCTACTCCGACGGAGCCGGATCCTATACTCGCACGATCAGGAAGCCAGTCGTCGGGACAGTGAAGGTCGCCCTCAACGGCTCCGCTCAGACAGAGGGAACTCACTTCACCGTAGATTCGACGACTGGAATTCTCACATTTGCGAGTCCTCCGGGGAACGGTGTCGTCGTAACCGCAGGCTTCGAGTTCGATGTTCCCGTCCGGTTCGACCAGGACGAGATCATCGTGAACGTGGAGCAGTTCAACGCGGGCGCGGTTCCGGACATTGACGTGCTGGAGATTCGCATATGAAGAGTCTTCCCGCAGGTCTCCAGACTTTCCTCAACGCCGGCGAGACCACGATGGCTCACTGCTGGAGGGTCACTCGCACTGACGGCGTCGTTCAGGGCTTCACGGAGCACGACGAGAACCTCACCTTCGCCGGGACCACGTTCCTGGCCGCGTCCGGCTTCACCGCGAGCCAGATCGAGTCCTCCATTGGGCTTTCGGTCGACAACCTCAACGCCGAGGGAGCTCTGGACAGCGACACGATCAACGAGGACGATCTGGCGGCGGGTCGTTACGACGACGCTCTGGTGGAGCTCTTCTGGGTCAACTGGATGAACGTCGCTCAGCGCATCCTGCTCAGCAAGGGCAATATCGGTCAGGTGAAGCGCGGCGAGCTCGCCTTCAGTGCCGAGCTCCGTTCGCAGACCAACCGGCTCCAGCAGCGGACCGGTCGCTCCTATCAGCGCACCTGCGACGCCATTCTCGGCGACAGTCGCTGCAAGTTCAACGTCGCTACGGTCACGTCCTCCGGAGCGGTGACGAACGTCGAGGACAATCGGCGAATGAATGTCTCCGGCCTGTCCAACGACACCGGAGGCTTCTACTCGTCTGGAGTTCTCACTTTCACGTCCGGTCTGAACGACGGTCTTCGCTTCGAGGTCAAGGCACACTCCACCGGAGCAATCGCTCTGTGGGAGAGGCCTCCGTTCCTGATTGGTGTCGGCGACACCTTCTCCGTGGTGGCGGGCTGCGACAAGAGCATCGAGACCTGTCACAGCAAGTTCGGGAATACGATCAACTTCCAGGGATTCAACCTGATTCCCGGAAACGACTATCTCACTCGCTACGCGACACGCGATGGTAGTCAGCGAGGAGGGAGCATCTTCAATGACTAAGAGACAGAAGATCGTCGCCATCACCCGCTCCTGGCTCGGCACTCCCTACCATCATCAGGAGAGCCTGAAGGGAGAGGGGTGCGACTGTCTCGGCCTTCTGCGCGGAGTATGGCGCGAGTTCTACGGGGAGGAGAACCCTGAACCGATGCCGAATTACTCCCCGTCGTGGGGAGACCATCGTGTGGACGATCCCCTCCTGCATGTCGCTGAGAAGTATTTCGTTCGCGTGAAAGAGCCCAAGGAGGGCGACCTGCTTCTCTTCAGGATGCGTCGCGGAATGGCCGTGAAGCATTGCTCCATCGTGTCCGGCCCCGGCCTGATGATCCACGCCTACACGAACCACGAGGTTCGCGAGGATGAGATCACCGACTGGTGGAGGAAGAAGCTGGTCGGCATCTTCAAGTTCCGAGGGGTTCGCTGATGGTCGCCCTCGTTCTCACTGCCGCTGTCGGCTCCCTTGGGCTCTCGGGCTTTGGCCTGTTCGCCGCCACGCTCGCCGCTGGCGCGATCGGCTCGTTCATTGATAATCGTCTGTTCGGCACAACCTCCAACGTTCAGCAGGAAGGACCCCGTCTCACCGAAATGCAGCTCTCGACGGCGACTGAAGGTCAGCCGATCAAGAGGCTCTACGGTCGCGCCCGTATAGGCGGGAATATGATCTGGGTGACGAACTTCCGCGAGGTCAAGACCACTTCCACTCAGAAGACTGGGGGCAAGGGCGGCGGAGGCGGCTCCACTGTCACGACCACGACTTACACCTACTATGTCTCGGTCGCGTTCGCCTTCTCCGAAGGTAACTCGCGATGCACCATCGGTCGCATCTGGGCGGACAACAAGCTCCTGGACACGAACGGGATTGTCTATCGGTTCTATCCTGGCAGCGAGACTCAGGGCAAGGATCCCAAGATCGTGGCGACCGAGGGAGGGGCGAATGTGTCCGCCTATCGCGGTGTCTGCTACATCGTGTTCGAAGAGCTCGATCTCACGAACTTCGGCAATCGCATCCCGCAGATCACCGCCGAGATTACGGTGCCGATCGACGATCCGAATGCCGAGATCATGGAGAACCTGATCGAATCGGTGAACCTTATTCCGGCCACCGGCGAGGTCGCCTACGGAACGACTCCGCAGATCAAGGACGACGGATTCGGCAACGCCATCGCCGAGAATATTCACCTGAAGGCCGACGAGACGGACTTCGAGCTCTCCATACAGGACCTCAAGTCCGGTATCCCCAACACGAAGAATATCAACCTCGTCGTGGCGTGGTTTGGCACCGATCTTCGGCTGAGTCACTGTGACTGCGAGCCCAGAGTAGAGGTTCGCGAGGGCAAGATCCTGGAGCCAGTCAAGTGGCGAGTCAGCAACTACTATCGCTATGATCAGTGGTGGACCGGAGTCAACTCTCAGCAGGCCAACATGGTCAGCAAGATCGACGTCGGTGGTGGAGATCTCCGTCCCGCATACGGTGGAACTCCGTCCGACCACTCGGTCGTCGAGGCGATGCAGTATCTCTGCAACGAGCAGGACATCAACGTCTACTTCTATCCGTTCCTGCTCATGGACATTCCATCTGGCAACGGTCTTCCTGATCCCTACGGCGGGGTGGAGCAGGCTGTCTATCCGTGGCGCGGTCGCATCACCACGAGCAATCCGGCGACGGTTGACGGGACTTCCACGGCGCAGACCGAGATCGATCACTTCTTCGGCAGCGTCTCCGCAGCCAACTTCACGGTGAACGGAACGACTGTCAATTACACCGGAAACCAGAATGATCGCGGTTTCCGGAGGATGATCCTTCACTACGCTCATCTGTTCGCGGCGATCGCCAATACTCTGGACGACTCGACCAAGGCGAAGGCATTCTATGTCGGAACGGAGATGCGAGGCGTCACGCAGACTCGCCGAGACGGTGTCGGCGTGTATCCTGGCGTGACAGCGTTCAACACACTCATCAACGACGTGAAGGCGATCTTCAACGCGGCCGGACTGTCTCACATTCAGGTCAGCTACGCCGCGGACTGGAGCGAGTATCACTCGCATCGTCCTGACGACGGCAGCGGCGACGTGTTCTTCAACATGGACCCGATCTGGACGAATCCCAACTGCGCGTTCGTGGCGATCGACAACTACACGCCGATCTCCGACTGGCGAGACGGGATCAATCACGCAGACTACGGCAGCGGAAACGACGCCTACGGGAACCCGAAGGGAACCTCGATCTACGACATCGACTATCTGCAAGGACAGATCGAGGGTGGCGAGGGATACGACTACTACTACGCCAGTTCGAGTGACCGGAACAACCAGATCCGGACTCCCATCGTGGACTCGGCTGAGGGCAAACATTGGGTCTTCCGCCAGAAAGACTTCCGCTCGTGGTGGTCCAATCAGCACTACAATCGTCCCGGTGGGGTGGAGGAAAGCTCGCCGACCTCGACTTGGAGTCCCGGACAGAAGAAGCTCGTCTTCTCGGAGTTCGGCACTGGCGCGGTGGACAAGTCCACCAATCAGCCGAACGTGTTCGTGGACCCGAAGTCCTCCGAGAGCTTCCTCCCCTACTTCTCCTCTGGGCAGAGGGACGACACGATCCAGCGCGCCTACTACGAGGCAATGCTTCTCTACTGGCGAGACAACGCTCCGACCATCAGTGGCGTGAAGATGCTGGATCCGGAGGACATGTTCGCCTGGACGTGGGACGCTCGCCCGTTCCCGGCCTTCCCCTATCGCACGGACTTCTGGAGCGATGGTGAGAACTGGAATCTCGGTCACTGGCTGAACGGTCGCGTCGGCGTGGTCCCGCTCGGCGAGCTCGTTCGGATCATCTGCCGGTGGGTCGGCTTCGAGGACGACGATATCGACGTCTCCGGTCTGGTTGGCACGAACACGATCGTGCGTGGCTATCCGATCGACAACTTGATGTCTCCTCGCGAGGCTCTCACGCCGCTGTTCGCAGCCTTCCTGTTCGATGGCTTCGAGAGTGAGGGGAAGATCAAGTTCCTGCTCAGGGCGAATACTCCGTTCACTCCTCTCAGCATCCAGGAGTTCGTGTCGGAGAACGATAACCCTGCTGGTTATCAACTCAACCGAGCCCAGGAGACGGAGCTGCCAGCGAACTCGGTCATCTCCTACTACGACGAGGAGAAGGACTACGAGATCGGCACCGTCGGCGCTCAGCGTCAGACGACCACGAGCTCGGTCGTGTCGGAGCTCAGGTTCCCGCTTGTCCTGCCGACCAGCGTGGTTCGTATCCTGGCCGACATCGTCATTCAGGAGACGTGGGCTGCTCGCGAGAAGCTCACCTTCACTCTTCCGCCGAGCAGAATCGCTCTGGACCCCGGCGATGGCGCTGTGATCACCATCAGCGGCCGAGATCTTGCCTTCCGCCTGACCGGAGTCAAGAAGGCATCGGCTCTGGAGATGGAGGCCGAGGGGATCGACACCACGATCTATGACGCTCTGGTCTCTGGTGCTGGCCGGAACAACTCCGGACAGATCAGCGTCGTCGGTCGCAGCATCATTCGGTTTATCGACATGCCCCTCGTGACGGGACAGGAGCCGCGTCCTTGGGCCGCGAGGATCGCCGCCTATCAGGGACCGTTCCCGCCCGCCGTCAACCTCTACGAGAATACCGGATCGGACCTGCTTCTCACGAATCAGCTCTTCACACCGACTCAGATGGGCGTTCTCGTGTCGCCGCTGCGGAGGGCACCGCACACGATTATCGACGAGGGGAACATCCTCCAGATCGACATGAACGATCCCGACTTCCAGGTTCTGTCCGATACGGAGCATAATGTCCGGAACGGAGCGAACGCGATCGCCGTGCAGACCTCCGCTGGAGACTGGGAGATCCTGAAGTTCGTCAACGCCTCACTCCAGTCCGGTCGTCGCTACAATCTGTTCAAGCTGTTCCGAGGTCAGCTCGGCACCTACTCGATCATGGAAGACGAGATCCCGGCGGGTCAGCCGGTGGTCTTCCTCGATCCGACCTCGATGGACGCGCTGAACATCCCTGAAGCCCGCAAGATGGAGACCATCAACTGGCGCTACGGACCGAACGTTTACCCGACTGGTTCGTCCTACTATCAGAATCTCGCCCACACCGGGAAGGCTGTTGGGCAGATGCCATACCCTGTCGCGGATATCCAGTTCTTCCTAGGTGACGGCGAAGTGACTATCACGTGGAAGCGGCAGACCCGGTTCGGCGGCGAAGGGTTCGAGGAGGCCGAGGTTCCTCTGAACGAGGACTATGAGCGCTACGAAATCGATTTACTTGACGGGTCAGATGTGCTACTGTCAACGGTAACGGTCAGCAGTCCCACTTACACGTTCACAGGAGCTCCGTCAGTGTTCAAAGCCCGCATCTTCCAGATGTCCGCCAGCGTGGGTCGCGGTCGTCCGGCAACGGCAATCTACGGAGTGTGACATGGCGACGCCGGTTCTTGGACTTCCCGAACTCGAGGCCGCTCAGGGGCAGAAGTATCTGACGGTCAACCAGACGTCTCGGCGTCTGGACATCCTGGTCAACCTGACAGTCTTCAATCGCACTGTCACGTCTCCTCCCAGCTCGCCCAGCGAGGGACATCGCTACATCGTCGGCTCTCCGGCAACCGGAGGCTTCGCCGGTCAGGAGAACAACGTCGCAGCATATATCGGAGCGGCGTGGATCTTCTTCACTCCGAGCGAGGGCTGGCGAGCCTACGATCAGGGCGCGGATCAGTTCGTTATCTTCAACGGAACTTCGTGGGTGCTGGCAGGTCTGTCCAGCGGTGCTCTGTCCGACGGATCGGTTACTCTCCTCGGCGTGGGAGCGACGCCGGACACCACGAATCGTCTCTCCGTCACGTCGCCTGGAGTCCTGTTCAATCGGGAGACTGACAACTTCTACCTGACGCTGAACAAGCAGGCTGCGGGGGATGATGTCGCCTTCCTGATGCAGACTGGCTTCAGCACGAGAGCTCTGGTGGGCCTGCTCGGGAACGACGACTTCGGCATCAAGGTGACGCCGGATGGCTCGACGTTCCACGACGCTCTGGTGATCGACAAGGACACCGGGAACGTCGCCATCGGGACCTCGTCCGACGCGAACAACAAGTTGCTCGTGAGCGGCGAAGCCATGCTGTTCACGAACAGCGGCGATCTCCGGTTCACCTTCAACAAGGGTGCTTCCGGGGACGATGTTGCCTTGACCTTCCAATCCGGATTCAGTGCCAGAGCCCTCATTGGGCTTCTGGGCGACGATGACTTCACATTCAAGGTCAGCCCTGACGGATCATCGTTCTATAGCTCATTCGTTCTGGACAAGGACAATGGGCAGATCTCGTTCAAGCAGTTGATGGGTGCCGAACGAGCTTATCCGAGCATTGCCTCGAATGCTCTCACGATTACTTCGTCATACGTCAATATCCAGAATTCTGGAACCATCAATACCTTCAATGGCGGATTTGATGGAGCGATCGTATTCGTTCAGGCAACTGGTGGTTCCGTGACAATCACGAACTCTGACAATATCAAGACCCCAGGAGCGACCAGCTTGGTCTTGAACGACTGGAACGATTGTGCAATCTTTATCTGCAACGGTGGCGGAACTTGGCTCTGCGCTGGTGTGTCACAAAATTAACGGAGCATAGATCATGCTTAATAAGACCGAGATACAAGTCAACGCGATCGTCGCCGAACTCAAAGCCCAGAGGAACGCGGCTGGCGATCGGGCTGCGAATCTGGCGGCGGAGCTCGCCGTCGAGAAAGCCGAGAGTGAGCTCCTCCGCGCTCGTATCAAGAACCTGGAGGAGCAACTGGCGAAACATGGGGAAGGTGGCGAGTAAGATGCCCCAACCGAGACGCTCAGAGACCGCTCAGAGGCCGCAAGCCGTGCGGCGGGTAGGCAAGGCCAGCCAAGCCCGCCAAGCCGCTGTCCGACCGCCTCTGAGCCGCTCCGAGGGCGGCAACCGTGGGGGCCTGCCCCGCGTTAATCATACGGCTCCAACGACGCGGGGGAAGTGCCTTGGATCTTAACGAAGAGCATATTGCAAGAATCTCCGCTGAGGCCGCTCGGGTCGCAGTTCGTGAAACTCTCATGTCTGTCGGCATGGACATCACGGATCAGATCAAGATGCAGCAGCACATGAATTCCGTTCGTGAGATCGCCGAGATGGTGGACGATCCGGAGTTCCGAGCGGACCTCACTCACCTTCGCCGGTGGAGGAAGTCCATGGACGAGGTTTCCAATGTCGGCATCAAGACGGCAGTCGGCATTATCGTGACCGGGTTCTTCGGCATGATCGTCTTCGCCGTCAAAGCATGGCTGGAGAAGTGAGATGAACATTCGAGAGATACAGACTGCTCTGCAGACCCTCGGCTTCGATCCGGGTCCGATCGACGGTATCAACGGGCCGCGGACGAAGGCTGCGGTTCGCGAGTTCCAGACCAAGTTCGGCCTGCTGATCGACGGCATCGCCGGTCCTCAGACCAAAACCGCTCTGAAGAGGGCGCTGGAGCCGGTCAAGCCTGGACGCATGGAGCCCGACAAGTCTGCGATGACCCAGACCGCCCCGGCCTCCTCTCCTGGGCAAGTCACCGCTGCTCCTCCGCCGAATGTCAGCAACCTTCAGCTTCTGGACACTGGCCGAATCATCACGGAGATCATCAATCACTGTGCGGCGACTCCCGAGGGAAAGGACTTCACTGTCGCTGACATTCGGGCGTGGCACAAGGCTCGCGGATGGAGCGACGTCGGGTATCACTACGTGATCTATCGCGACGGACGCATCATGGTCGGTCGGCCGATCGGTCAGATCGGCGCTCATGTAGAAGGCCACAACACTGGAACCATCGGCATCTGCTACATTGGCGGTGTGTCCGCTGACGGGAAAACGGCGAAGGACACTCGGACTCCGGCCCAGAGGAGCTCGATGCTCTGGCTGAATCAGCAGCTCGTGAAGAAGTTCCCGAGGATCACCAAGATCACCGGTCACAATCAATACGCCAACAAGGCGTGTCCGTCCTTTGACGTTCGCAAGGATCCTCTCGGAGCGATCGTCTGAGACCGTGCCCATCCGGTAGATGGGAATCTGCGCAGAAAAGGAGTTACCATGTCTTGGGACACTGTTCAGCAGCTTATCCGGATCGCCGCCTACGCGGGCGGCAGTGTCGTGTTCGGACAGGCTGTCGCGGACGGCGAGCTCTTCCAGCAGGCTCTCGGTGGCGTCATCGCCGTCGGTGCCTTTGTCTGGTGGGCTGTCGCCGAACGCAACAAGAAGGCGTAAGCCGTCATGAGTTGGCTCGCGCTTCTTCGGCTCTTCCTCTCGCTCGCGAACAAGATCTTCGACTTCGTGGAGCGGGAGGGTCACATGTCGGCCGGAGAGGCGCGGGCTCTCGCGGCGCAGATGGAGGAACTCAATGAGCGAATGCAGAAGGCTGTTGCCGCTCGCGCCGCTGTTGCTGTTGACACTGACGGGCTGCGCGACGACGACGGGTATCGCAGGGACTGAGCCGCGCTACGACAGTGAGGGAAATCAGCTCGTCGTCTGTCAGGCGTGGTCCCCGATCTACTGGCGTGACGCATGGCCGGACGACGCCGTGCTTCAGGCCAAGCAGAACAACGCGGCGAGACTGGCGTGGGGTTGCCCGCGCTGATGGCTCCACTTGAGGGCTAAGTGGAGTCAGGAGAAAAAGGTGGAGCCAGCCTAACCCGTTGGAAGCAAAGGCAAAACGGGCGGCTGACACTACTTGCTCCACCTGCTCCACCTGCCGCGCAACCGGGGGCTACAGCGCCCAAGGTGGTCAGCCAGCCCTCTGAGGCTCCACCTTTATTTTAGTGGAGTAAGTAGAGTAAGTAGAGTCAGCGGAGCCTAAGACCTTGTAAACATTGGACTTCCTCTGCCTCCACTTACTTCTCTCGCCAGCAGCTAAGTGGAGTCAAGTAAAGTCAGGCCAGAAAGCCCGAGATTGCCAGAGACCTCCACTTGGGCTATGATGGCACCCAGAAAAGGAGAACCAAAGATGGACATATCGCAGTATCCCCACGTCATAGATCCCTTCCAGCACCAAGAGCGACATCTTCAGGATCACGTCACTGACACGGCGTGGGGTCTGTTCTGGGAGCAAGGGACAGCCAAGACGAAACCGATCGTCGACACGGCCTCGTATCTCTACATGGAAGGGAAGATCGACGGCCTGCTCGTCGTCGCTCCTCCTGGAGTCGAGCGCAACTGGAACACCGACGAGATCCCGAAGCACATGCCGCCTGACGTCGCTCTGGACACGATGGTCCAGGTGTTCCTCACGGCGAAGAAGGACACCAAGGATCATGCTCGGGCGATGGAGATGCTGATGAGGCACAAGGGCCTCGCCGTCATGCTCATCTCCTACAACGCCTTCATGACGCAGAAGGGCAAGGATACCGTCTGGAAGTTCCTTCGCCGACGCAGGGCGCTCTATGTCCTCGACGAGGCGCACAATATCAAGACTCCAGGAGCCAAGCGCACAAAGTCTATCATCGCGTCCGGAAAATATGCCGCCTATCGCCGTATCCTCACCGGGACGCCGATCGCCGTCGGTCCCTTCGACGTTTACTCGCAGGTCCGGTTCCTCGACGAGACTTTCTGGCAGCGCAAGGGGATCAGCGGCGCGGTCGCCTTCCGTCAGTTCTTCGGCGAGTGGTTCACGGCGGAGGAGTGCAAGCGCACTCTGGGCTACGATCCTGGCTATGATAAGTTGATCCGCTACAAGAATCTCGAGATCCTCGAGGAGTGGCTGAGCGAGATCACCGATCGAGTCCTGAAGGACGACGTTCTGGACCTGCCACCGAAGCTCTACTCAAAGCGATACTTCGATCTCACCAAGGAACAACTCGCGGTCTACAACGAGCTGAAGGAGGAGTTCCTCTATCAGTTCGAGGACGGCGACGTCATCGACGGCGAGCTCCCGATCGTCCGCCTGCTCCGCTTCCAGCAGATCACGAGCAACTACGTCCCGAGCGGTGTCGAGGACGGGGTCTTCCGCCAGATCGCGGCGAAGAATCCTCGTCTCAACGCGATGGAGGAGATTCGGGACGAGACCCATCACCCTGCCATCGTTTGGGCTCGCTTCCGGAACGACGTTGACCAGATCATGGATCTCCTTGGGCCAGGAGCCGTTCGCTACGACGGAGCGGTCGACGACGATCAGGCTGAGAGGAACAAGCTGGCTTTCCAGAGGGGAGACGCTCAGTGGTTCGTTGGAACAGCCCAGAAGGGAGGTCCCGGCCTCACTCTCCATCAGGCTAAGACGATGGTCTACTACTCCAACAGCTTCCGCCTGATCGATCGTCTTCAGTCCGAGGATCGTGCTCACCGAGCGGGCATGGACGAGCATCCGGTGAACTATATCGATATCGTCGCTGGCAACGTTCCGGTGGACCTGAACATCGTGGAGAACCTTCGCGACAAGCGAGACATCTCCAGCACGATCCTCGGCGACGAGCTGAAGGAGTGGATTTGATGACAGTCTATGTCGTGCAGAAGCAGATGCGCTTCGACGAGAATTCCGGGGAGCTGGTTCCTCGCTTCAAAACACTCGACCGCGCCCAGAGGTTCGGTGCGATCGAGTATCTTCTCAGTCCGTCGGCTCATCCGTTCAATCCGGAGCATATTATCGGGGATCTGCACGACAAGCTGAGAGAGTTCGGCGATCAGGACTATCTTCTCCTGATCGGCAACCCTGCGCTGATCGGCATGGCGGCGGCTGTCGCTTCTCACTACAACGGCGGGAAGTTGAAGCTGCTACAGTGGTCGGGAAGACAGGGAGACTACGCCGAGATCTCGGTGAGAATGTTCTGAGCGTCTCGGAGAGCATTTGCACTTGTCAGATGCACCGGCAGGCGCTAGGGTGGTCATCAGCGGTCGTGTGGGCCGCTCCCACCAAACGGAGAACGATATGAGCGACGACGCCATTCCGGACTACTCGAAATTCAAGGAAGACTCGGCTCCCGCAGTAGGCGGGAACCTCATGGCGGCGCTCATCAGCCTCGCCGATCAGCAGGAGGCCGCTCAGGCCGAGGTCGATCGCCTCACCGCTCTCCTGGACGAGGCTCGTAAGAATCTCCAGCGCATCACCGAGCACGAAATCCCCACGCTCATGGACGGTCTCGAGGGCAAGTTCAATCTGCCCGATGGACGGTCCATCACCGTCACCGAGAAGATTCGGTCCAGCGCCACCGGCGACAAGAAGATCGCTGCGATTCGCTGGCTCGACGACAACGGTCACGGCGCGATCGTCAAGCGGCAGTTCATCATCGAGTTCGGCCGAGATCAGGAGGAGTGGGCGAAGGAGTTCGAGCAGATGCTCTCCAAGAGCAAGACTCCGCTCAACGTGAAGAAGGAGCGCTCCATTCACCACGCCACGCTCGAGGCGTTCATTCGTCAGGCGCTGGAGGACGGGGAGGACATTCCGCTGGACACGTTCGGCGTGTTCCGCCAGCGGTTCGCCAAGGTGAAGGGAGCTTCGTGAACAGGTGGAGATCCGGTGCTCAATGACAAAGACCCGGAGACGCACGTCTCGGAACAAGCGGATTCGACCGATCTGGCCTCTGGCCTGCCGCCGAGACGAACGTGGGATGTGTCCCAATCTCCTTCATAGATTCGGTCGGACGGAGCCTCGGTCCGACTGTCTTACCTAGAGGCATCAACCGTCAACTGAGAAAGGAGTCCAGTCATGGCTGGCAAGGAAGTTGCGAAGAAGGAAGAAACGGCTCTCGCGGCCGGGACGTTCAACTACGGCGAGATGGCCGGTGTCGGGTTCGAGGGGACGAAGGGCACGGACCTCTCCATCCCGTTCATCAACCTGCTCCAGTCGAACTCCCCGGAGGTCGAGGAAGGGCAGGTCGAGGGTGCGAAGCCGGGTCATCTCTACAACACCGTCACCGGCGAGCTCTCCGAGCAGGTGATCTTCCTCCCGGTTCACAAGGAGGAGGCGTGGGTCGAGTGGGTTCCGCGGACCAAGGGCGGCGGCTTCGTCGGTATGCACGATCCGGCGGGTGAGCTCGTCCAGGATCTGATCCGGAACAACGGTGGCAGTCGCATCCCGCCGAAGGGCAGCGACGGCAAGCGCATCTCGTTCAAGCACGGTGACAACGAGGTCATCGAGACCTACTACGTCTACGGGCTGATCCTGAACGAGGAGGGAACGGAGGTCGAGTCCTTCGCCGTGATCTCGTTCAGTTCGACGAAGATCAAGCCCTATCGCGACTGGCTGACCTCGATGTATCTCATCAAGGGCAAGCCTCCGATGTTCGCGAACCGCGCCCGTCTGCGGACGCTGAAGCAGAAGAACGACTCCGGCACCTTCTTCAATTTCTCCATCAATCCTCTGCGGGAGACGTGGGCCAAGTCCCTCATCAACCCGGAGACCGAGGGCGCTCTGCTCCAGGAGGCTCTGAGCTTCCGCGAGATGGTGCTGTCGGGTGTCGCTCGCGCCGACTTCAGTCAGCAGCAGTCCGCTGCCGCTGGCGGTGACGGTGGCGGCGACGGGGAAAAGGCTCCGTTCTGATCCTCCTCCCCGGAGCGTGAGCCTTGGCGGGGCGGCGGTTCGCTGCCGCCCCGTTCACTTCCAACAGAGGATATAGATCATGGAACAACCTGAGAACAGCATGTTTCGCGGAATGATGGAGGCGGGCCTCTTGGGCTCCTCCCTCAAGGCCACCGCGAGGTCTATGAAGACCAAGAAGGGAACGCCGGACCGGAAGATCATTCGGCGCTTCGTGAAGGACGGTCGCGAGCACTATCTCCACGCGACGAAGGGCTGGAGGACGCGTCGGGTATGAGATGGTCCCCTCAGCAGGATGACGCGCTGAAGCAGGTCAACGAGTGGCTTCAGCACGGCGAGGAGCAGGTCTTCCACCTGTTCGGATACGCTGGGACCGGAAAGACTACCCTCGCTCGTCATCTTGCGGAGGGAGTTGACGGAACGGTCCTGTTCGCCGCCTTCACTGGAAAGGCGGCTTACGTTCTACAGACGAAGGGATGCTCGGGGGCGACCACTATTCACTCGCTGATCTATCACTCGCGGGACAAGGGCAAGGCTCAGCTCGTGGAGATGGAGAGGCAGCTTCAAACTCTCATCGGAGAACTCGTTGCCGAGGGGAAGGATCCGGACAAGAGCGACCGGGTCAGAGACATCCAGAAGATGATCGAGCAGGAGAGGGAGTCGCTGAAGCAGCCCTTCTTCGTGTTGAACCCCGACAGCGAGGTTCGCCACGCCAAGCTCGTCATCATCGACGAGTGCTCAATGGTGGACGCAAGAATGGGAGCCGATTTGCTCTCCTTCGGCGTGAAGGTGCTGGTCCTCGGCGATCCTGCTCAGTTGCCTCCTGTCGGCGGAGCGGGATACTTCACCGAGAACGTTCGTCCCAACATTATGCTGGAAGAGATCCATCGGCAGGCCGAGGAGTCGCCGATTATCCGGATGGCAACCCAAGTGAGACTGGAGCAGCCCCTCTCCTTGGGCGATTGGGGCGACGCCTGCCGAGTGGTCGCCGGGGAGAAGATCGACCCCGACCTCGCGCTCTCCTTCGATCAGATACTGGTCGGCAAGAACAAGACCCGCTTCGCCACGAACAGGCGGGTCCGGACTCTCAAGGGCATCGACGACGTGTATCCCGTTCAGGGAGACCGTCTCGTATGCCTGCGGAACGATCACGACGCCGGTCTCCTCAACGGGGCGATCTTCAGTGTCGTCAGCGTTGGCGGTGTCATGGACGAAAAGGTCCTCATGGATATCGTTCCGGAGGGATCGAACTTTGCCCAGGAAGTGATGGCGCACGAGCACTACTTCCTCGGGAAAGGTGACGATCTGCCTTGGTTCGAGCGGAAGGAGGCGCAGGAGTTCGACTATGGCTACGCTCTCACCGTTCACAAGGCGCAGGGGAGTCAGTGGGACAGCGTTCTGCTGTTCGACGAATCGTGGGTATTCAGAAAGGATCGTTGGAGATGGCTATACACGGGAATAACGCGGGCGGCGGAAAAGCTGACCGTGGTGCGAATGTGAATCCTGTCGCCCAGATGACCGAGGAGCTCCAGAAGGCTTACTCTGTTGCTGGCGACGAGATGGGGAAGCAGATGGCGGCGGCAGTCGTCGCCATTGTGCAGAAGATAACCTCCGGACAGGGAATGCCGGGGATTCAGGGCTGGACCGATCGGGACGTGCCGGAGCCTCTCCGTGGCGTGATCCCGGCGGACGTCTTCGAGGAGGCGACATGGATCGTCATCGTCTCCGCGGAGGTCGAGACCGTTCCCCTCTTCCAGGGGAAACCGATATGGACAGGAGAACTCACGAGCGGTCACCGGCTTCTCGTGCTGGGATAGCGAAGATACTCGACTCTGCTCACCTTCACATATGCAGAGCAGGATTCCTCATCGTCACGATGATCGTGAAGAGGAATCTGTGGCGCTCATACGTGGAGGAAGCGCAACACCATCTGGCGAAGGCCCAGGAGAAGTTAGGAGAACTCGATGATTGGACCAAGCGTTCCTGAATGCGATGCAACACACGCCGAGAAGTATCGCGGCAAAGGAGAGAACTTCCGGGAGGCGATGAACCGCATCGCTGCCTCCTTGCAAGACGACCACGATCACTACATGTCGTTCAGGAACATTCTCCTGAACATGCGCTTCATGCCACCGGGCCGCGTTCAGGCGGCGATGGGAAGTCTCAAGAACGTGACTCCCTACAACTGCTTCGTCATGCCGACGATCCACGACAGCTTCACGGACGGACCGACCGAGGAGGAGCTGAGCCAGCTTCGCGTCGGCGAGCATCCGGCGCTGTCCATCATGGACACGGCCAAGGCGGCGGCGATCACCATGCGTCAGGGAGGCGGGGTCGGCTACGATATCAGCACCCTCCGGCCGCGAGGAGATCTCATCCGAGGCGTCCAGTCCACCACGGATGGTCCGCTGGCCTTCGCCCCGATCTACGATGCCGTCTGCCGAGCGACATCCTCCGCTGGCAACCGTCGCGGGGCGCAGATGCTGGTCATGCGCTGCGACCACCCGGACATCGAGATCTTCATCCGAGCGAAGCAGGCGGCTCAGGAGGTTCCCTACGAGTATCGTCCTCTGCGCGGGTTCAACATGAGTGTCGGCGTGACGGACGAGCTCATGGAGTGCGTCCAGTCCGGCAAGCCCTTCAAGCTGAAGTTCGAGGGCGAGGTCTACCGCGAGGTCGATCCTCAGGCGCTCTGGGAAATGATCATGCGGGGAACCTACGACTGGGCAGAACCGGGAGTTCTGTTCATCGACACGATCAACCGGATGAACAATCTCTACTACTGTGAGACGATCGCTGCGACCAATCCCTGCGGCGAGCAGCCTCTGCCTCCCTACGGAGCCTGTCTCTTGGGCTCGTTCAACCTTCCGCAGTATCTCGTCAAGCAGGGTGACTCGTGGGTCTTCGACTGGAGCCAGCTCGAGGCCGACATTCCTCAGGTCGTTCGCGCGATGGATAACGTGGTCGATCGGGCGAGGTATCCTCTTCCGGAACAGCGGGCAGAGGCCCAAGCGAAGAGGCGGATGGGTCTCGGGGTGACGGGTCTGTCAAACTGCATCGAGGCGATGGGCGCTTCCTACGGCTCCAAGGACTTCCTGGAGATGGAGCACCACATCCTCGGCTTCATCACTCGTCACTGCTACCTCGCCAGCGTTAATCTGGCGAGGCTGAAAGGCCCCTTCCCGCTCTTTGATTCCGAGCTCTACTCGCAGGGTCAGTTCATTCGGACCCTCGATGCGGACGTCCAGGAGCAGATCAAGAAATATGGGATCAGGAACTCTCACCTGACTTCCATCGCTCCGACCGGAACTATCAGTTTCTGCGCGGACAACGTGTCCTCCGGCATCGAGCCGGTGTTCGGCTACAGTCAGCAGCGACGTATCATCATGCCCGATGGGCCGATCGTCGTGGAAGTTCCGGACTACGGCGTGAGCAAGCTCGGCGTCAAGGGCAAGCGAGCTCAGGACGTCACGGCTCGCGAGCACGTCGCCGTTCTGTGCGCCGCTCAGCACCATATCGACTCAGCCGTGTCGAAGACGTGCAACGTTCCGTCGAACTTCCCCTACAAGGACTTCAAGGATCTCTACATTCTCGCCTATGAGGGCGGGGCGAAGGGATGCACGACCTATCGTCCGAACGGAAACTACGACGAGGTCGTGAAGTCGGCGGACAAGGAAGAAGCCGCGACGAAGGTTGAACAGCAAGATGTCGCTGAAGGCGAAGCCTGCTCGTTCGATCCTCTGACCGGACAGCGGACTGGAGCCTGCGCCGACTAGATCGTCGGCAGGCGAATAATAGGGGTTGCTCGCGGCGCGGCGATGTGCCATTGTCACTGAGCCAGTGAGGGCAACCCTACTCATTCAAGGAGAACGACAGATGACGGACAAAGTGGAATTCCAGGGCAAGACCTACACGCAGGATGCCCTGTCGAATATGGACGAGCAGGCTCTGCTCTCGCTTCGCAACGTGGTCGCCGAAAACCTCGGCGTCGCCCGGATCAAGGGCTTCAAGGACATCGATCAGGCTCGCGAGGCGACCTGGAAGGCGCTCCAGAAGTTCGCCGAGACCCCCGACGAGGAGCTCGCCGGCTCCGGCGACGCCAAGCCGAAGAAGGAGAAGGCACCGAAGGAGCCGAAGGAACCCCGCGTCGTCAAGGGCGCTCTGCCGGCGACGGTGAAGCGGCCGACTCGCGGCATGTTCCGCAAGGTCCAGAAGATCAAGGAGCCCGATCGGGTCAAGGATCGCTGGGACAACTACAAGGACGGCCAGACCGTGCTGGAGGCGATCGAGAGCGACGGCCAGACCCCGCTCGATCTCTACTGGTATGCCGAGCAGGGCTTCATCAAGCTCATCGAGCCGACCGAGGAGGAGTTCCAGGCGGGCGTCGCCGCGTGGTATCAGCGCAACGGCCTCGAGAACCCCAACGACGCCAAGCGGAAGCGCGAGGAAGAGCGCGCCAAGCTGAAGGCCGAGCGCGAGGCCAAGAAGGCGGCGGAAGCCGAGGCCAAGGCGAAGGCCAAGGCCGAGCGCGAAGCTGCCAAGGCCGCCGAGAAGGAGGCCAAGGAGAAGGCGAAGGCCGAGGCGAAGGCCAAGGCTGAAGCCGAGGCTGCTGCGAAGAAGTCCTCGTGATGGATGCGCCGGTGCGAACCGGCGCGTTCTTCGCTTTTATGCGAGAGCGCGAGCAGGTCCGTCTCCACAAGGAGGCGGGCCTGCCTCGTCCCTGGACGAGCGATGAGATCCTCCAGGAATTCAAGTTCACCAACGTTCGTCGCCACTTCGACTGGACTACGACGAAGCTGCGGGAGAACTTCTACTCGGAGCATCGCTCCGACGACCGGCGCGCGATCCTCATGAACTGCGCTCTGGCCCGCTACTTCGGCACCTTCGAGTTTATGGAGGCAGTCGGCTGGCAGGACTACGACGACTTCGACTTTGCCGAGATCATTGACACGGCGGAGAGGCGTCTCTCCTCTGGGCTCAGGGTCTTCACCGGCGCTTACGTGATCACCAATCAGGGCATCAGCGCCCCGAAGCAGGAAGTCGTCGTTGACTACTTCTTGAGGGATCTTCACGCCGCCGTCCCGGAGCTTCTAAAAATCGTGCAAATGACAAGAAGCTGGCAGAAAGTCGCCGAGCAGATGTCGCGGATCGGCGGGTTCGGCGGCACCGGATTCATGACCAAGGAAATCCTCCTTGACACCATGATGACGGACTTCTGGGAAGGCCCAGGAGAGGAGCTCGCCGGGTATCGGCTCACGCTGCCTGCCGACTATGGCAGGTGGACTCCGATAGGCCCTGGAGGCCTCAGAGGGGCCGCTCGGCTATGCGGGCACGAGTGGCCGGAGCACAACACCCTCCGCCCCTCGCAGGCGCTCGAGGTCATCCTCAAGCTCGTCGAGGTTCAGGGAGAACACTGGCCGGAGGAGTGGGGACATCTTCATCCGACGGACATTCAGTTCCAACTCTGCGAGTTCGACAAATACGAGCGAGTTCGTCTCGGACAGGGTCGTCCTCGCTCCAAATACCGGCCGAGGTGAACATGCCGATCGAACGTGACAAGCACGGCGAGTTCTACATTGAGTGCTTCCTGTGCGAAGACGTCGAGGAGCTCCCCGACGCCGAGAACTTCAACGAAGCGGTGGAGGAGGCGAAGTCGGCTGGATGGTCTATCCGTCTGAATAATGCCGATTGGGTTCATCTCTGCCCTAGCTGCAAAGGTGAACTACCATGAAGATATTGATAACCGGGGGAGCCGGATACGTCGGCTCTCACGTCGCCCTGGAGGCGCTGCTCGCAGGCCACGAGGTCTGCATCTATGACAACTACCGGAACTCGGTCCCGAGGGTCGGTCACTTCCTGGGCTCGATGGGCGCTCAAGTCGTTGTCGCTGACATTCTCGACCAGACGACGCTCGGACAGACATTCAAGACCTTCCGGCCGGACATGGTCATTCACATGGCTGGCCTGAAGAGGGTGGACGAGTCGCAGGACATCCCGCTCGAGTATCACCGAGCGAACGTGGTCGGCACTCTCAATGTTCTGACGGCGATGGAGAACGCCGACGTCGGCAAGTTGGTTTTCTCGTCCTCAGCCGCAATCTACGCGGAGTCTTCATACGCTGTCAGGGAGGAGGACAAGATCGCCCCGAAGAGCGTCTACGGTCAGACCAAGGTGATCTGCGAGCGGATGATCTCGGATTACGCTGCGACCGGACGAATAGACGCTGTCTCTCTTCGCTACTTCAATCCGGTCGCTGCCCACCCCATGCTTCCGGAGCGCCGCTCGGCGACGCTGATGGGAGTGGTCACGGCGGTCGCCGCCGGACGTCTGCCGAAGCTGACGATCTACGGCGACGGAACGGCGGTCCGGGATTTCGTCCACGTTCGCGACGTTGCGGCGGCTCATCTGTTCGCCATTCCTCTCGGCGGACACGCGGTCTATAACGTTGGGACCGGGAAGGGCACGTCCGTGATGGATCTGGTCATCCACATGGAGCAGGTGATCCGGAGAGATCTTCCCAAGGAGTTCGTCGAGCCCAGAAAGGAAGACATCCATCACAGCGTCGCGAACTGCAATCTGATCAATCGCGAGACCGGCTGGAAGTCCACGCGGAGCGTCGAGGAAATGTGCCGCGACGCGTGGGAAGCGGAGTCTTTGCGCTTGTCATCTGAACGCTAACGGGCTATACTGAGCCAATATCTGCTGGAGGTTTACCATGAAGATTCTGATCCCCTCGCGCTCCAGGCCGAGGACGATGTCCACCCCGTTCCAGATCCCCGCCAAGTATCTTCGCGACACGACGGTCTACGTCGCCGTGGAGCAGAAGTCGGCCTATCAGGAGGCGAACCCCGCGCTCCAGATCAAGTCGGTCAGCACCATGAACGATCTGCTCGGGAAGAAGCTGGAGCTGATGGCTCGGGACGCCGACGACGAGCTCATCATGCTCTGCGACGACGACTTCGTATTCTTCCGTCGCTCCGATCCGTTCGAGCCGCAGCTCCGGAAGATGGAGGAGGACGACTGGGACGACCTGATCGAGCAGATCGAGGGTCTGTTCGCCGGGAACTCCAATCTCTACGGAGTGGGCGTCTCCATGCGTCAGGGGAACAACCGGCTAGAGCCCGAGGGGAACGCGAACACTCGTCTCAACGGCTGCATCATCTACCGTCGCAGCCTGTTCCTGGACGAGCGGATCGAGCACGATCGTCTCAACCCGATGAACGACTTCGACGTCAATCTCCAGCTTCTGCGTCTCGGTTACGACAATCACCTGATCTCAGAGTTCTGCTACAATCAGGGCGGCACGAACGCTCCCGGCGGATCATCGGACTATCGCACCCTGGAGACGCAGGCGGCGTCGGCTCATCGGCTGGCCGAGCTTCACCCCGGCTTCGTGAACATTCGCCAGAAGGTCAACAAGACCGGCGACCCGAGTCTTCGCGAGCGCACCGAGGTCACGGTCTTCTGGAAGAAGGCCCGTCAGTCCGCGGAGGGCTGACGACATGGAGGTCGGCGAGAAGTGCATCTGTCAACATGACGACTGGTATAACGCCTTCGGCGATCGGTCAGAAGCTGTTCACAGAGGGATGCGGCTAACAGTCTCAGGACGGAAGCATCTCGCCGGTCAACTCTACTACAGCTTCGAGGAAGTAGACGAGGAAAACTGGTATTGGTCGCCCGGCTTCCTCCCAATGAGGAACCTGAACTGATGGCGAATCCTAATCCCACTCGTATCATCGCTGAAGCATTGCACGACGTCAACGAGAAGTCCGGCGATCCCAGACTGACCTTCGTCAACCTGCTGTCGGCGGCTCTGATCGCCGGCAAGTTCATCGGCCTCAGCCGCGCTGAGGTAGCACTGAAACTCGCTGAGATCGAAGGTCCTGCTGACATCGTTCGCAAGCAAATCACTGGAGAGTGAGATGAAAGTCATCCAAGCAAGAAACGTCCACGAAGCGCTCCCCAAGGGAATGTTCGAGCTGAACCTGAACGGTGTCCGTCGCGAAAGTCGCGTCGGCGATGTGCTCGTTATGAATGAGCCAGTCACCACACTTTACGAGAAGCCGATGGAGCGTGTCCTCTTTTGGGCTGAGAGGGACGCCAATCCGTTCTTCCACTTCATGGAAGGTCTGTGGATGCTGGCCGGACGAAACGATGTCGGCTGGATTTCGCAGTTCAGCTCGAACATCGCTCAGTTCAGCGATGACGGAGAAACCTTCCACGGACCATATGGCTTCCGTTGGATCAATCACTTTGTCAAGAACATTGGCGAGGATGAGGATCATCCGGAATACGTTCCGTTCAATCAGCTTGAGACTGTGGCTCAGATGCTGAAGAACAACCCAAACGAGAGACGCTGTGTCGTCCAAATGTGGGATGCGGAAGTTGACCTCGGTCGCGTC